TTGCAACGCTATGCGAAAGGTCCAGCGATGATCCTGGTCGAACTGACGGAGGCGCCGCCGGCCTCGCTCCCCGTGGCGCAGCTCAGGGAGCATCTGCGGCTCGGCACCGGCTTTGCCGACGACGGGCTCCAGGACGGGCTCCTGGCCGGCTTCCTGCGCGCCGCCATCGCCGCCATCGAGGGGCGGACGGCCAAGGCCCTGCTGGAGCGGACCTTCGCGCTGACGGTGACGGACTGGCGCCGCCCCGACCGCCAGCCCTTGCCCCTGGCGCCGGTCAGCGCCGTCGCGTCGGTGACGCTGCGCGACACCCTTGGCGCGCCCACCGCCGTCGCCGCAGCCGCCTGGCGGCTCGATCCCGACGGCACCCGGCCGGCGCTGGTCGCGGCCTCGGCGCTGCTGCCGCAGGTCGCCACCGGCGGCTCGGCGACGATCGAGTTCGACGCGGGCTACGGTCCCGAGTGGGACGACGTGCCCGCCGACCTGGGCCAAGCGGTGATGATGCTGGCCGCCCACTACCACGACTACCGCCATGACACCGCTCTCGGGTCGGGCTGCATGCCCTTCGGCGTCACCGCCCTCATCGAGCGCTACCGGCCCCTGCGCCTGTCGGGAGCGATGGCATGATGACCCGTCCGACATTGGGCCGCCGGCTGGTGCTGGAGGCGGCGACGCGGGTGGCCGACGGCGCGGGCGGCCACGCCACCGTCTGGGCGCCGCTCGGCACCGTCTGGGCCGACATCGCCCCGGGCGCCCCCCGCGAGGTCCGCGCCCCCGGCGTCACCGCCGCCATCGCCGCCCTGCGCGTCACCCTGCGCGGCGCCCCCGTGGGCAGCCCGCAGCGCCCGAGCCCCGGGCAGCGCTTCCGCGAGGGCGCGCGGCTTTATGCCATCACCGGCGTCGCCGAGGCCGACCCCTTCGGCCGGTTCCTGCTTTGCCACGCCCACGAGGAGACCGCGCTGTGACCTACGCCGTGGCCCAGGCCCTCCAGGCGGCCGTCTATCAGCGCCTCATCGCCCATGCGCCGCTCGCCGCCCTCGTCGGCGCCAACGTCTACGACGCGGTGCCGCCGGGACTGCTGCCGCCGCTTTACGTGGCGCTGGGGCCCGAGACGGCGCGCGACCGCTCGGATCAGACCGGGCGCGGCGCCGAGCACGACTTCACGGTGTCGGTCGTGACCGAGACCTCGGGCTTCTCGACCGCCAAGGCGGCGGCCGCGGCGGTGTCCGACGCGCTCTGCGACGCCGCCCTGACCCTCTCGCGCGGGCGCCTCGTGGCGTTGCGGTTCCTGCGCGCCCAGGCCAGCCGCCAAGGCTCGGGCGAGACGCGTCAGATCAACCTCACCTTCCGCGCCCGCGTCGAGGACGCAGGCCTCTAACCCCCAGGAGAACCGCCATGGCTGCCCAAGCCGGAAAAGACCTGCTCATCAAGATCGACATGAACGGCGAGGGGCTGTTCGAGACCGTCGCGGGCCTGCGCGCCACGCGCCTCGCACTCAACGCCGAGACGGTGGACGTGACCACTCTCGACAGCCAGGGCGGCTGGCGCGAGCTGCTGGCCGGCGCCGGGGTCCGCTCGGCGGCGCTGTCGGGCAACGGCGTCTTCAAGGACGCAGGATCCGACGAGCGGATGCGGGCGCTGTTCTTCGCCGGGCAGATCCCTGCCTTCCAGGTCATCATCCCCGGCTTCGGGACGATCACCGGGCCGTTCCAGATCGCCGCCATCGACTACGCCGGCACCCACGACGGTGAGGCGACCTTCGAGGTGTCGCTCGCCTCGGCCGGGCAGCTCGCCTTCGCGCCGATGGGGACGCCGTGATGGCGAACCCCTTCGCGGGCGAGGTCGAGCTGGTCGTGGACGGGGTGGCCCGCACCGCCCGGCTCACGCTTGGCGCGCTGGCCGAGCTGGAGTCGGCGCTGGGCGAGGACAGCCTGGTGGCGCTGGTTGCCCGCTTCGAGGGGGGCTGCGTCGCCTCGCGCGACGTCATGGCGCTGCTGGTGGCCGGGCTGAGGGGCGGCGGGTGGCGGGTCACGGCCCAGGACCTGCTCGCCGCCGACATCGCGGGCGGCCCGCTGGGCGCCGCCCGCGCCGCCGCCGAGCTGCTGGCGCGCGCCTTCGCGGTGCCGTCCTGAGCGGGCCGGCCCTGTCCGCGCGCGCCCTCGACTGGCCGGCGCTGATGCGGGCGGGGCTCCAGGGCCTGCGCCTGAGGCCGGCCGAGTTCTGGACGCTGACGCCGGCCGAGCTGTCGCTGATGCTGGGCCTGGGATCGCGCGCTCCGGTCATGGGCCGCGCCCGGCTCAGGGCGCTGTCCGACCTCTACCCGGACCAACCCCGAAAGGATGCCTGAGATGAGCGACAGCCTCTTTGCCCTTGACGAGGATCTGGGCGGCCTCGAATCCCGCATGGCCGACGCCGGCCGCATGACCGCCGCCTTCTCGTCCGAGCTGTCCCGCGTCCGCGACGGCCTGGGCGCGACCACTCGGGATCTCGGCGCGCTCGAGCGCGGATTCTCGGGCGGGCTCAAGCGGGCGATCGACGGGCTGGTGATCGACGGCGGCACGCTGTCGGACGCGCTCTCGACCGTTGGCCGGGCGATGATCGACACCGTCTACGCCGCCGCCCTCAAGCCCGTCACGGACCACCTGGGCGGGCTCTTGGCGCAAGGCCTTAGCGGCGCGATCGCGGGGATGATTCCCCATGCCGACGGCGCGCCCTTCAGCCAGGGTCGGGTGATGCCCTTCGCCAAGGGCGGCGTCGTCTCGCAGGCCACGAGCTTTCCGATGCGCGGCGGCACCGGCCTGATGGGCGAGGCGGGGCCCGAGGCGATCATGCCGCTCTCGCGGGGGGCCGACGGCCGGCTCGGCGTGCGGGCGCAGGGCGGCGGCGGCGCCCACGTCACCATCAACGTCACCACCCCCGACGTCGCCGGGTTCAGCCGCTCCCAGGGGCAGATCGCCGCCGAGATGGCGCGCCTGATGGGGCGCGGCGCCCGCAACCGCTGACTTGGAACGCACAATCGGAGGTATCCACCATGGCCTTCCACGAGGTCCGCTTCCCCGCCACCCTGAGCTTTGGCGCCTCGGGAGGCCCCGAGCGCCGCGTCGAGATCGTCACCCTCGCCAACGGCTTCGAGGAGAGGAACGCGCCCTGGGCCCACGCGCGGCGCCGCTACGACGCCGGCCTCGGCCTGCGCTCGCTCGACGACCTCCACGACATCACGGCGTTCTTCGAGGCGCGGGGCGGCCAGCTCCACGGATTCCGCTGGAAGGACTGGAGCGACTTCAGGTCCTGCGCCCCCTCCGCCACGCCGGCCCCCTCGACCAGGAGATCGCGGTGGGCGACGAGGCGTCGCGGGGCTTCCAGCTTCGCAAGGCCTACGCCTCGGGCGGAGTCACATACTGGCGGCCCGTGACCAAGCCGGTGCTGGGCACCGTCCGCATGGCCATCGGCGGCGACCCCCAGCAGGAGGGCACCGACTGGACCGTCGACCCCGCCTCGGGGATCGTTACCTTCGCGCAAGCCCCGGACGAGGGCGCCATCATCACCGCTGGCTTCGAGTTCGACGTGCCGGTGCGCTTTGACACCGACGGCATCCGCGTGCGGGTCTCGTCGTTCCGGGCGGGCGAGGCGCCGTCGGTGCCGGTCATCGAGGTGCGGGCATGACCCTCTGGGACCACCTCGCAACCGGCGCCTCGACGGTCGCGCGCGCCTGGGCGGTGACGCGGCGCGACGGGCTGACGCTGGGCTTCACCGACCACGATTGCGCGCTCGCCTTCGAGGGGGTGGGGTTCCTGCCCGACGCCGGCCTGACCGCCAAAGCACTCGTCCAGGGCACCGGCCTGGCGGTGGACAACGGCGAGGCGCAGGGCATCCTCACCGCCGACGCCATCACCGACGCCGACATCGAGGCGGGGCGCTACGACGGCGCCGAGGTGCGGATGTGGCTGGTGAACTGGGCCGATCCGGCGCAGCGGGCGCTGCGGTTCCGTGGCAGCCTGGGCGAGATCCGGCGCGGCGCCGGCGGCTTCCACGCCGAGCTTCGCGGCCTGACCGAGCCGCTGAACCGACCCGTCGGGCGGCTCTTCCAGAAGGGCTGCGGGGCGGTGCTGGGCGATGCGGAATGCGGCTTCGACAGCCTCGACCCCGACTACGCGGCGACGGCGGAGGCGGGCGACACCGACGGCCAGGCGTTCCGGCTGGCGGGCCTCGCGGGCTTTGCGCCCCGCTGGTTCGAGAGGGGGCGCCTCACGGTGCTGTCGGGGGCCGCCCAGGGCCTGTCCGGCGTGGTCAAGCACGACCGGACCGAGGCGGGCGCCCGCGTCCTCGAACTCTGGGCGCCGCTGCCGGCGGCCCTCGCCCCCGGCGACCAGGTCCGCATCGAACCCGGCTGCGACAAGCGCGCCGAGACCTGCCGGCTCAAGTTCGCCAACATCGCCAACTTCCGGGGCTTCCCGCACATCCCCGGCGAGGACTGGCTGATGAGCGTCCCCGCCTCGTCGGCGAGGAACGACGGGGGGAGCCTCTTGTGAGCCGCGTCGTGACCGCCGCACGCGCCTGGGTCGGCACGCCCTACCGCCACCAGGCCAGCACTCGGGGCGCCGGCTGCGAC